TTATTCTCCTTCCAACTCTTATTAAACATTCCTTTTGTAGCTATATCTCCACTTTTATCAATGTTGTTATAAACGGCATGAGCTATAATAGCTGTTCTTGAGTCTTTATTAAATTCTTTTAATTCAAATTTAGAAGTACATTTAACTTCTTTAATCATGGGCATTGCTTTGTTTTCCATGCTTTTAGTCCATTTAGATTCACAAACTGCCACTCTTTGATCTTCATTAGGAAAGCTTGCTACTGATTCTTTTGAGTTTATACAACGTCCTAGAAATTCTTGTTTATTTTCATCAGGATAAGGAGTTGGCATTAGTTTTTGTGTTTAATTTGTTTCAACCTGCAGAGACCTCGGGCTTTTTTAATAACTGGAGCATAACCTTTAATCTTTAAACTCTGAAGTTCAATCTTTATTCCATTAATCAGTGTTGGTTGATAACCAAGTATAAGTAAATGTTGTATGGAGGGAAAGATTATCAATTAATATTACCTCCACTTAAAGAAAAGATTCCACTTGAATTAAAACTTATAATCAAAGGAGAACCATCTGGTATAGTTACATCATCCAATAAATTTAAAATAGCTACTGCCAGTAAAGGTTTTTCTATTCCATTAACTGTAGCGTCTTTATAAATTACTGCATATTTACAAACTATAGAGCCTCCTACAACATTCCATTGAGGGTTACTAGCATCAAATGTAATTACTCCAGCATTGTTTGTCCAGGTAACACCTGTAAGGGCAGCTCCACCAGTTATATAATTTGAAATAGCAGCATGTTCCATGCTTAAATCTCCATACTCAGAATTAGTTAAAGTATCAGCATTAGAGAAGCTCGTAAATAAAGCGATCTTCCAATCAGCAGGATCATCTAAATTCAGAGTAGTATCTGCTATAAGAAATTTAGCTGCATCATATAATTTAAATTTTCCAGCGCTCATTTCTTTGGTGTTGCTTTAATATAATATCTGATAGCCATAATAGCTGCTACAAAAGATCCTAATCCAGCTAGTATTCTGACAAATATATCAATTTCTGGTAAGCTTACCCATTGAAACAATCCTAAAATTATTGAAATAGCTGTATTTCTATGGCCATAATTCATTGTATGTTCTATCATTTCTTAGGCTTTTCAATAGGTTTTTCACAACCGCACTTGAATATTGTTTCAATATTTATGCTTGATCTATAAAGTTGGTACATTACTTATAGGTTTAGGTACTGTTATTGGAATTAAACTATATTGTTCTCCAACTACTATATCATATCCTGCAGCTTCTCTTACTTCATTAACCGATAAAGGCAGTTTAGATAGAGCATCAGCTAATTTTACCATGTCTTCTTGCATTTCAGGAAGACCGCTAGCATCACTTCTGATTTCAAAATCTTCCATATTAAAAGCTGGAAGTAGCATTCTTTCCAGTTCATCATCAAATTCATTACAAGCGGGGATTATAGAATTACTAACCCAGCCCTTCTGTGCTTGTAGTTTATTAGCGAATGAAGTTTGAGTATCAAAGAATTCATATGGTACATCAAGTAAGAAACATAACTCTTGCCAGGTAAGCTTCTTAGATTCAAGTAATTGTAAATCTATAGAGCTCTTAAGATCAACATAGTTCCATTTACCTTCTATTACCGCTATAGATCCTTTTGTATCGCTAGAGTTTAATTTGGCGTCTATAACCTGTTTAATGTCACTCTTCTGCTTAGGATCAAGTTTTACATTAGATTCATTAAATAAAAGGCCTTTAGAGCCATCATTCTTATGCATTCTTACTGCACTATCGGTAGCATCATTGTTCTGCTGAAGAGTTTTAAATCCTGCAGACAAAGGAGGAAAACCTCTTAAATGTGTTCTTGAGCTTACATCAAAGAATAAAGAAGTATTCTTCCAATGTATAACATCTACTTTTCTTAAATGGACTCTTGAACCTCCGGCTTCTAATATATATCCTAATACACCCCAAAGATTAGCAGGATCTGGTTTAAGAAGTATTTGATCAGAAGGAAGTACAAACATTTCAAGTACTGGTCTTTTAGACCATTCATCATCCATAATATTTGGATCATTAAAACCTCTATTAAGAAATATAAAGGCTTCTCCAGTTGTCTTATAATAGCTTCTTACAAGCTCAAGAAATGCATCTTGCCCCTGATCTTCATTAGGGTGATCTAAAAGCTTAGATAGTTCATTTTCTACCAGCTTGTCCTGAGAATCATATAGATATCTTGGAATTGAAGCAAACTTTTTAGCATCTTTAGTAATAATTGAATAAACTGCAGTATTGTTTGCCCAGCCTTGATTTATAACATTACCAGCTCTTATATCAGCATAGACTTCAGCTTGTCCTATATTAATCATCATCCCAAGACCTGTAGATCTGAAAGATAATGCTTGCCTTATTTGCTGAAAAAATGATGCCATAGTTATTTGTTAAAATGCAGTCCAGGAATAACTTGGAGAATATTAATACCAAGCTCTTAAAGCCAAGCAATCTGAAAAGTCTGGAGATCTACCTATTAATTCTTTTATCTTATCTTTAGGTATGATCGCTAGTTTAGTGTCTTTATCCATATTCCATTGTCTCACGTTTTCTAGTTCTTCTATTACCAATGATCTATGATCTGTAGTTATTTTTATTTTACCTTGATTAATTAATTCAGCTAATTTGAAATAACATTGGCTTTTTAAATTAATAAAGTTTTCTGGTTTTAAAGAAATGGGATTTGATAAAGGTCTTGAATTATTTATAAATCCTCTGCAGCCAAGAATATCTACAACTCCCGCACCTACACCGTCTTCATCTACTATTGTATTAGAATTTAATATGTTATACTTTTCTTGAAACTTTATTATTTGTTCAGCACTCTGAGTTATTGATAGACCATCATACTTATAAAGCTGTACATTATAGCCTTGCCATACACCTATCACTGTACTATCCTTTCCAAAACGTGCAATATCTGCTGTAATATGAGAATAATCCTCCCATATATTTGGTTTAAAGCACTCAAGAATCGCATCATAATTTATTAATGCTGCAGCATCATCTGAGTATTCCCAGTTACCATAATATAATCTTTGTTTAGTAGGGCCTTCTTCCATGTTAATTAAAGAATCTACATAACTTTTAGATACCATTGGATTATCATGAACAAAAGCCTGAATAAATTGTTTATTCTTAGCAAGAATTCCTTGTTTTGCAGGCTTATAGAATTGATAATAAGGCCAAGTTTTTACAGGATTTGAAGCATAAAGTATTTTAGGTATTAGATTAAACTCATCAAGTTTATATCTTATCCTTACCTTTAAGATCGTAACTGCTTTCTCAGGAACACCTTCATCAACAAAAGCATCTGTAACCTCAAGGCCTCCTAATTCTTCCATATCTGGGTCTGAGGGACTAATAGCAAGATCTCTTAAAAATATAAGACTTCCATTAGAAAAAATTATACAGTTTGGATTCTCTTTATCCCAAGGACCTGTTAAATCAAAATGTGTTCCTCTTATAAGTCCTTGTAGTTTAGCTACTTCTAATAGAGTTTTAAGAGTAGTATCTTTAAGAATTTTAAGTACTGATCTTCCTATAAGACCTCTACTACCAGGATATTTAATTCTATTTTTTAATTGCCAGTAACAACCTAGTACAGTTTTACCTCCTCCCCCAGCACCTCCATAGAATACTTCATTAGTAACTCTATCTTGTAGGAAATCTAAAGCTTTAGTTTGTTTAACTGAGAGCTTCATTATATAAAACTTGTTCTTGCCAAACTACTGGCATAGCACCATGAATTTCTTGTTCTGTTTTATCTTTCCAACCCATATTTTTAAGAGCAAAAATAGCTCCTGTACAAGCAGTCTCCTGAAGCCTTTCTTCATAATAGACTTCTACTCTAAGGCGTCCTCGTCTTACGATGTAAGCAAAATCTTCTTTATCTTCATAATCATAAAGTGATTGCCTTGAGGCGAAGCCTAAATGATAAGCTAAACCCGAGATAGTCTTTTTACCTTCTAAATTAAAGTAATCTTCAATCAGAATTTCTAATTCTTCTGGAGAATCATATTTAGCTGGAGGACCCTTTTTTTTAGCCATTTGATACAGGTGTTTTAAAAGCTTTGCAAAGATCAGCTAGTTTTGAACTAACATTGTTTTTAGAAATGAAATGAGCTGCTGTAAAGATGTGAACTTTTGTATTTTTAATATAGTTTTCTGTAGCTTTAAAAATATCTTCTTTACTAAACTCATACGTTTTTAAGAACTCTTTCATTTTTGTTAAAGCTACTATTGGTTCACTTCTAAGTGCAGTTCCTGGAATTGTTGTTATATCTGGAAATAGCTGTAACCATCCATATATCCAACCTTCTACATTATTT